ATGTAGCAATATTCGCTGAGAGTCCGAAATTCGCCCAAATTTGGACGTTTTATCTCTACCCTAGTGATTGTATTACTCACCTAATAATAATTGATTTTGCTTTCTGAACCATTATTTTTCTCTACCCTCTTGCACCTAGTGCATAAATATAATCTCTTGATTTTGGGCTATTCTTGAGCCTTACAGCTAACCTGTTGTATTCTCTCAACATTTGTTGTGTCTTTACAACATTTGTTGCATTAATGATACAAAGTACCTCTGTTGTATTTTTACCACAAGTTGTTGCATTTATACTACATTTGTTGCATTTGTGCTACTGTTGTATTTATGAGACATCTGTTGTATTTATATGACATCTGTTGTATTAAAGAGACAGAGTAAATATTCACACTCACGCTCTTTTTTTTCTCACTTATGCAACATCTGTTGTATTTTTGCAACACTTGAGATAATACCCTAGCGATTTACTCAGGTATTACCTGAATTTTTAGCTTAGTCCCTTGAAACTTTAGCTTAGTCCCTTGAAACTTTAGCTTAGTCCCTTGAAACTTTAGCTTAGTCCCTGCTTAGTCCCTTTTCTCAAAAGTGCAACATCTGTTGTATTTATACCACAAGTGCGTACAGGGAGGCTCAATGCTACCAATTGTTGATAATATTA